AAACATCAAAGGTTCTGCAAGTACAAATGCACTAGATAGAGCTGGAGATATAATCGAAAGCGAAGCATGGATGAAAGGCGGATTGGAAAACTTTAAAGGTAATCCAATTATACTTTTTAACCATGATTATAACAAACCTATCGGTAGAGCAACGGATTTACAAGTCACAGACAAAGGTTTAGAGATAACTGCAAAGATATCAAAAGCCGCAGGTGACATTACTCATTTGGTGAAAGATGGTGTCCTCGGAGCATTTTCAGTTGGATTCAGATGTAAAGACTCTGAATATATGACTGAAACCGATGGATACAAAATAAAAGACGCGGAACTTTTCGAAGTATCTGTAGTATCAGTACCTTGTAACCAAGGGGCAACCTTTGGACTAGCAAAGTCTTTTGATTCTATGGAAGAGTACAGAAAGTACCAAAAACAAATATTACAGGCTAACTCAACTGCACCAGCAGATGCTGTTAAAATTGAGCAGCCAAGCGAGGAGAAATCCTCATCAACGGAGACTGATATGTCAGAAGAAAGAAAATCTCCTGAAACTTCAATCGATCTTGAAGCATTTGCAAAAAAAGTAGCAGAAGATACTGCGACTAAAATTGCGATGAAGCAAGCCGAACAGAAGGCAGCAGACGAAAAAGCACAAGCTGAGGCGGCTGAAAAGCAAGCTGAAGTGGAAGCTAACGAAAAAGCTGTTCAAGAAGCAAAGGAAATTGAAACAAAAACTATAGTGGAAGCTGGTTTGACAGGAGCTGAAAGGCTAATGAACGACCTAGAAACTAGAGTCAATGAAAAACAAGAAGACTTAAAATCAGTAGTCGATAGCCTAGAAAAGCAACTCGCTGAGAAATCAGAAGAAATCATGAATATTCGTGAATCTAAAAGAGTTTTTGCTAATAGAAATGGTAACGGCGACTGGAAGAAAGACTTTGAACAAGATGTTATGGATGCAAAATTTGCTGGTTTAGCTACTGGTAAAGGTTGGGATACAAACTATGCTAAAAGTGTTATGGAAAAAGTTAATACTCAAGCAGGTGTAGAAGTATCTTCAGCTAACTTTGAACAGTTAGTATCAACATCAATTGAAAGAGATATCCAAAATGAGCTAGTATTAGCCCCATTATTTAGAGAAATTCAAATGAATTCTGCTAATATGGTTATCCCAGTATTACCAGACGCTGGTTATGCTGAGTTTACATCAGCACAAACAGCTGGTGGAAGTAATCCAAAAGGAAACTTAGAAGCTAGAGGTGCCGCTATAGGTGCTAATGATGGTGTTGACTTAACAGAAGTTACATTATCAACCAAAAAGCTTATTTCACAATCTTACTTAGGTAACGAGACTGAAGAAGATGCAATCATGCCAATTCTCCCTTTAATTAGAGAGTCAATGGTAAGAGCACATGCAAGAGGTATCGAGAACGCTATCTTAGCAGGTGACAATGCTGAAGGTGTATATGGTACATCAGCAGCTTCATTTGAAGGTTTGATTGAGCATGCAAGCAATAGTTCATTTAACACTGTAGACGTCGGTGGCGGTTCAGGTGGAATCTTTGCAGCAGGCGATGCTTTAACTGCAGCAGACCTATTAGGTCTAAGAAAGAGTATGGGCAAATATGGTGTTAATCCACAAGAAGTTGTCTATCTTGTTTCACAAGAAGGTTACTACAACCTACTTGAAGATGCAGAGTTCCAAGACGCTAACCTAGTTGGTGACATGGCTACTAAACTAAGTGGTGAAATCGGACAAGTATTTGGCTCTAGAGTCATTTTATGTGATGAGTTCGCTTCTAAAGCAGCTTCAAAAACTGGTGCTATCGCAGTATACCCAAGAAACTATGTAATGCCTAGACTAAGAGGTGTAACAATAGAATCTGACTACGAAGTAGCAAACCAAAGAAGAGTACTAGTAGCTTCACAAAGATTGGGCTTTGCCGAATTAATTGAGAACGCACACACAGTACACGGATGGAAGTACGCAGCAGCTAGTTAATAGCTAATTACAGGTTTTCGGTGGGTTTCCTTAAAACCCACCCTTTTTAACTATGGCAGACTTAATAACAGTAAACGAATATAAAGACGCAGAAGGCCTTCGAGGGGAGAAGGATGATGATCGTTTAAATGTTATAATACCTCAGGTATCTGATTTAGTTAAGAAGTATTGTGGAACAAGTTTTGTAGACTTTTTCTCCACAGACAAAGTTGAAACTTTTACAATTGAAGATAACTTTACTAACACCATAATTGTGAGTGAAAGTCCTATAGTTTCTGTAACAAAAGTAGAAGAAAGACAAAACTATTCAGATAGTTATACAGAACTTACTATACCTAAATATGAATACTATGTTGATGAAGAAGCCGATGCAATCATTAGAACTAATGCAGGCGGCAATCAAATACATTGGGCAAGAGGCGTAGGTGCTGTAAAGATTACATACAGGGCAGGATATGCTTCAACACCAAGAGATTTACAGTTAGCTTTATTTGACTTAATAAACTACTATATAAAAGATGAGCATAAAGAAAGAAGAACCTTGGGCGGAGCAGTCCAACAGAATCAGGGTACTGCAGGTCTAAGGAATAGCAGTGACTTTCCAGACCATATAAAAAGAGTACTTGATTTATATAAAGTAGTTATTTAATGGCTTTAAAAGACTTATTTGGTGAAATTGAAAATGCACTAAGTACTTATAAAGATGAAAGCTATCAACGTTATGTAAGAGACCAGTCTAGTAGATACGTAACTGAAATGTTTTATACTGAACAATGGACAAAAGGTGTTGTAGTTGAAAACTTTAAAAAGATGTTAAGAGCAGATGGAATTGGCATTACACCAGTAGAGTTAAAGAGAATTGAACTACAAGCCTCACAAGCAACTAGAGGATATAATACTCCAGCAGTTTGGAAATCTGCATTAGAAAAAAATGGATTTGTAATTAGTCCAAATGATGTACTAATAACTACAAAAGGTAGTACTGTATGTTTAAACTTTAATAAAAGTTTTACAATGGGAGAGGGCAGAGAAGGCACTAGAGAAGACGGTAAAAAATTTGTAGACCCAGATAGGCATTACAAAGCTCAAAAAACAGTAATAGACGAGATAGCAAAACAAACAGCTATAGGATTAGAGAATGATAAGCTATTTGTTGCTGAAAATCAGAATCGTTTAGCTACATCTGGCGGTGATTCTTTTGGTACTATTGATAAAGATTCAGATAGTTTTAAAACAAGAAGCAGAAGGTCAACAAGACTACATACTGGAGACTTTAAAGCTGGTGGTAAAAATGATAGAACATATAAAAGAAACGATTCAACAGTAAAAATGGTACATTTCTTAGAGAAAATGAGAAGTAAAGATTTTCAGAGTATGTTTGAGTATGGAGGTAGCAGAGGCGGAGTAAATTATGAGCCAACTGCAGTTAATACTATAGCCAAAATAGTAAATGAAAAGTTTAATGCAGCTTACGCTTTAGAAGGGTTCAGTGAAATTGATTTATTCAGCGATAACTTTGCAGAAAAAGATTTAAAAATAAAAATTGTATTTGGACTAGGATCAGATAACAAATTAGCTAATGCGGCGGATTCAGGAAAATACGACAAAAATGATCCAAGACTAGATGGATTTTTTGCTAAACTAGAAGATGATTTATTAAAAAAGTATGCAAATGATTTAGAAAAAACAGCTTCTTTGTCTATAGGAGAAATGATAGATAGAGGTGTATTTGCAAAAATACCTGATACAATCAAAAAAGCTAGTGGTATGCCAGATATGAGATTTAAAATCAATAAAGAACTGGCTAAAAAAGCAAAGTACAAAAATAAAGAAAGAACAAAAGCAAGAACAAAACAGATTTCTAAAGCAAAGTCAAAAGTTAAAGCAAAATTTGGTGGAGCAGTTAGAAAAAGAACAGCAAAAAAAGCAAGACAGGCTAGTTTACAGACAAATAACAACCCATTAGCTTTAGAAGCTTTATTAAATGAGATGTTACCAAAAGTAGTTGCATCAAAAATGACAAGTCCTGCTTTAAACTTTAGAACAGGCCGATTTGCAGCCAGTGCCGAAGCAAAAGATGTAATGGTTGGTCCAAGAGGTGGATTAAATGTAAACTATACTTACATGAGAGACCCATACGAAACTTTTGAACCAGGAAATGCAATGGGAAGTACACAGAGAGACCCAAGAAAAATTATAGGAGAGTCTGTACGAGAAATAGCACAAAGTATAATAGGAGATAGATTTCTAAGGATTAGGAGAGTATAATGGAAAGCAGTTTAGCAAGGAAACATACCACGCGTAGACGCGCCATTGTAGAAGCACTAGCCTTACAACTAGAACAAATAAATGGAACTCCGCCTTATAGAAGTTCAATCGCAAAAGTAGAAAGAAGATTGAAATTTTGGGACGAAGTAAATGAGTTTCCCACTATTCATATAGGGGCAGGTTCAGAAACTCGAGAATATGATGGTGGTGGGTTTAGATTTAGATTTTTAAGATTAACGATTCGATGTTATGCATCAGACGACAGTGATGTCATTTTAGCACTCGAAGAATTGTTAGAAGATGTTGAAACGGTACTAGAGGATAAAGATCCCTTAACGTATTATGATTCGACAGGAGCATCTCAATCAACGGTTCAAACAACAATTGGAACGGTGACAACAGATGAAGGAGTACTCGAACCTCTCGGCGTAGGAGAAATTACAGTCGAGATTCGATATTAAAATAGGAGAAAAGAATGGCATTTTTCTTTAGTAGAGATACCAAAGTATTTATGACTCATAGCTATGACGGAACGACAGCTAACACAGCTCTTTATGAGATACCTGTATTAGATGGATTTTCTTTTAGTCAAGGCACAAATACATCAGAGGTTACTTTAAGTGAAGCAGCAAATTCAACTGGTTACTCAAAAAGAGGCAGAGCAATGTTTACTGACTCTTTTGCACCAGCAGAATGGTCTTTTTCAACTTATATGAGGCCAACTACGTCAGGTTCAGGAAATGCATCAGCAATTACAGATGGTGTAACAAACGGACAACACGCAGGTAGCGCTAAAAAGTTTGCAGTAGAAGGTCCACTATGGTCAGCTATGTCTGCCCCAGGTGGAACAGAAGTAGACACTAGTTACAACAAAGCAACTGGAGGAAACTTTCCTACAACAGCAGCAGCTTATGAGCCAAATGTATTTAATTTTGCAAACTCAAACCAAGTTACTTTAGGTACATTCGATTTATTCTTTGTACTAGGAGCATCTAAGGATTCTGAAGGCAATACTTATACAACTGGCGCAGACGGAGTAACAGTTTATAAACTAGCAGACTGTTCAGTAGGTTCAGCTTCAATAGACTTTGACATTGATGGATTAGCACAAATTGGCTGGTCTGGAAATGGTAAAAGTGTAGAAGAAGTAGCAACTTTAGAAACTAGAGCAACAGACTCTGGTAACAGTGTAGTAGGAACTACAGCTTTAGGTATAGTAAATGAAGGCATAAGTTCAACAGGCAATTTCATTAGACAAAAACTAACAGATTTAGAAATCATTTTTGATGTATCAGCATCAGATGGTACACTAGGTGCATTAGATGTTGACAGTGGAAGTGACGTAACTTACGGAGTAACACTAACAGGTGGTAACATTACGATTGAAAACAATCTAAGTTATTTAACACCAGAAACATTAGGTACAGTTAACCTACCATTAGGACATGTAATGGGCACAAGATCAGTTTCAGGTAACTTTACCTGTTACTTAAACGATACAGCAAATGGGTCATTAGACTTATTTGAAAGATTACAAGAATCAAGAGGTGTTATTACTAACGCTTTTGACTTGAAATTCTCTATTGGCGGAAGTGGAAACACTCCTAAAGTAGACGTTGAAGTAGACAAAGCTCATCTTGAACTACCAACACACAGCTTTGATGATGTAGTATCAGTAGACGTGGCTTTCCACGGTTTACCGACAGACTTATCATCAGGAACAGCTGCAAGTGCGACAAATGAAGTAAAACTTACTTATACATCGTAGTAAAACAAACTCGGGAGGGCTTAGGCTCTCCCACTTTTTAGGATAAAAAATGACGGAACAAAAACAAACAAAAGTTTCACTGAAGAGTTTATTAACTCCAAGTAAAACAGTAGAAATCGAATTTCCAGGAATGGACGGTTTCAAGGTAAAATTAACATACTTAGCAAGAGAAGAATTATTAAAACTCAGAAGTAGAGCAATAAAGCAAGTTCTAAATAAAAGAACTAGAGCATATGAAGAACAACTTGATAACGATAAATTTTTAGTAGAATATTCTAAAGCAGTTATTAAAGATTGGACAGGATTAAAGTATAAATACTTAAACGAGCTCTTATTAGTAGACATTAGTGAAGTAAAAGCTGATGACTGTTTAGAGTTTTCATCAGACAATGCAGAGTTACTACTAAAAAATTCTGGAGATTTTGATAGCTGGGTTTCTGATATGCTAGGTGACTTAGAAAATTTTACCAAAAGCAAGTAGAACAAATACTTGCTTTATTAAAAAGACAATACAAAGAAACAAGCATTGACTTAGACAAATATCTCGCTGTATGCGAACAGTTAGGCCAAGAGCCCGACCCCGATAAAATGCCTCCTAGCATAGATATATACCCATATGAAGTGCAGTTGGCATTTTTTATGTGTAGTCTATTACAAGATACATGGGACGGTATGAGTGGCATGTATATGGGTAAAAATTTGTCAGGTCTCGGAGAACTACTAGACATTTACGAAATAGAAGATAAAAAGACAGTTGTGTACTTTATGAAATCAATAGATAGAGAAAGAGCCGACTCAATTAACACAGAGGTAGCAAGAAAGCAAAAGGAAGCTAGAAGGAAAAAGTAAATGGCAGGAAAAAAGAAATCAGGAGGGTCGGTAGACTTTAAAGTTACCGCTTCTGGATTAAATAAAGTAGAAAAGGATGCAAAAAAAGCTGGTAAAAGTTTTAATCAATTAGATAAAAATGCCTCATCAGCTGACCGTGCCGGAAAAGGCGTGGCACAAATGTCATCCAACGTTACTAAAAACTTTAGTAAGATGTCTCAGGGTATTACAGGAGGGCTAGTTCCTGCATACGCTACTCTAGCCGCTCAGTTATTCGCCATTGATGCTTTATTTAGATTTCTAAAAGATGCTGCCGACTTTCGAGTGCTTACTGAAGGTCAAGAAGCTTTTGCCGCAGTTACAGGTAGAGCTATGAAAACTATTGCTCGTGAGATTCAAGCAGCTACTGCAGCTCAGATAACATTCAAAGAGGCTTCACAAGCCGCAGCTATCGGACTTGCTGCAGGACTATCACCAGAACAATTAAAAGAACTAGGTGAGAGTGCCAAAATTGTTTCCGTTGCACTCGGTCGAGATGTAACAGACTCATTCAATCGTCTTGTTCGTGGTGTTACCAAGGCGGAACCCGAATTACTAGACGAACTCGGTATTATTCTAAGATTAGAAGAAGCATCAATAAGATATGCTTCTGCATTAGGTCTTAATAAAAATCAACTTACCACTTTCCAAAAATCCCAAGCCGTTGCAAACGAAGTTCTTCGTCAATCAGAAGAGCGATATGGAGCTATTGCAGAAATACTTGGAGACGATTCAGTCAATCAATTAAATAAACTAACAGTTGCTTTCGATGAAGTTCTAAATAACTTTAGAAACTTTATAGGGCCAATTGCAGAATTTTTCGGTGGATTCTTAGTAGAAAATATAGAATCGGCTACTGCAGCTTTAGGTGTATTTGCAGCAACTATA